AAGCAGTGCACGAACCATCGACTGCTCAAACCTTGCAATCCACGGTGCCAGAGTATACTGCACATACTCCAGACTCTGCTGCTCAATATTAGAAAAGCTCGACTTCTCCAAGTCACCGACCATATGCGGCGGCACTCGGAAAATTCGAGCAATCTCATTGATCTGAAATTTTCTTGTTTCCAAAAACTGAGCCTCATTCGGCGCAATGGAAATCGGCGTATACTTCATACCTTCTTCCAACACTGCCACCTTGTTTGCATTGGCACTTCCACCAAAGGTCTGTGTCCAGCTCTCCCGAACCTTCGACGGGTCTTTCAATGTTCCCGGATGCTCCAGCACCCCGGACGGAGCTGCACCATTGGCGTAGAATTTACTTCCATATTCCTCCGCAGCAATGGCAAGGCCGATTGCATTCTTTGCCATGGCAATCGGGCTATAACCGACCAGTCCGTCAAACCCAAGCCCCGGAACATGTAACACATCCTCCCTCTTGAGCTGCACCGTCGATTCCTTATTAATCTTCGCATCATCCGAACTCATCTGATACTCATAATAAAGTTCGCCCTTCTCGTTCCGGTCAACCGTCATTCTGTCCGGCATCAACGGATACAGCGCAATCACTTCTCCCTTGCCGTTCCGAATAATCTGCGCATACGCATTTCCCCACAGAAGCAGGTGCGTCATCAAAGTTTCCCGGAACACATACGAAGTCATTTCCGGATTTGGCTCATCATGAAGTAAAAAATAAAGCGGATGACTCACCGCCTTTTCCTTTCCCCCATTCTTCGTATACCTGTAAAGATGCAATGGAAGACTTGCCACCGACTCCGACAGAATACGCACACAGCTGTACACCGCCGTCATCTGCATCGCAGACCTCTCATTCACTCTCTTCCCCGCCGTACTGTTCCCAAGAAAAAAGCTGTAGGCACTGCCCGCAGTTCTGTTTACCGGAGCATCCCTCGACTTAAAAATCCCACTGAAAATTCCCATAACCGCTCACCTCTTTCTAAAATACAAGTAATCCTCTCTCATCATACACACTGCCCTGTGGCTGCACCTGATTTCTGATACATCTGTCCAGAGCCATGATTGCCGCTACAATGCCGTCAATCTTCTCCTTCGACCTTGCCTTGGTCACCTTAATGTTTCCTGCCGGGTCTGTATCAATCACCACATTACCTGCCATCCACCGGAGCACCGGATGTCCACCGTGTATCATCCGTCCTTCCATCAGAATCTTGTAAAATTCCTTGGTCGGAGCCGACATACTGCTGTAGCCCTGTCCAAACGGTACTACTGTAAATCCCATACCTTCCAAATCCTGCACCATCTGTGTAGCACCCCACCGGTCAAACGCAATCTCCAAGATATGATACTTCTCTCCAAGCTCTTCAATGAACTTTTCAATGAAATCATAGTGAATTACATTTCCCTCTGTTGCCAGCAAGTGCCCCTGCCGTTCCCACACATCATACGGCACCGAGTTAGCCTTGACTCTCTGTGGTATCGTTTCCTCCGGCACCCAAAAGAACGGAAGAATAATATACTTTTCCTCTTCGTTCCTCGGTGGAAACATCAGCACAAATGCCGTAATATCTCCCGTACTGGACAAGTCCAGCCCACCGTAGCAATCTCTCCCCTCCAGAGCCTTCAAGTCAATCTCTTCATTGCCTCTCTGATATATCTGGTCAGGAATCCATGCTGTTGTACTGGATACCCACTGATTCATACGGAGCCACCGGAACGTAACTTCATCCGCGGGATTCTGTTTTGCTTCCCGGTATGCATCACGCAACCGCTCAATGTCCACCGTGTATCCAAGCGACGGATTCACCTTGTACCAATTTGCTTCATCCTCCCAGTCTTCATCATCCTTAAGCCCATACACCACCGGATAAAACGTCGGATCCACACGTCGTCCCTCCAGAATATCCACCGCCTTAGTATGAAGTTCATACGCAATGGAATGTCTGTCAGTTCCTGCCGTGGTAATAATAAAATGAAGCGGATTCTGTCTGGCATCCGAAGAACCCTTCGTCAAAACATCGTATAACTGTCGGTTCGGCTGTGTATGAATTTCATCAAACACAAGTCCCGACACCGAAAAACCATGCTTACCGCCTACTTCTGCAGAAAGCACCTGATAGTATCCGGCATTTCCGTAATTGACAATCCGCTTCGTCGCTCCCATAATCTTGGAACGCTTGAGCAGAGCCGGAGACATCTCCACCATCTGTCTTGCCACATCAAATACAATACTCGCCTGCTGTCGGTCAGCTGCCGCTCCGTACACCTCTGCCGAAGGTTCATTGTCCGCATAAAGCAGATACAATGCAATGGCTGCTGCCAGCTCCGACTTACCCACTTTCTTGCAGATTTCCACAAATGCCGTCCGGAACTGTCGGTTACCATCCGCCTTTACAATTCCGAAAATGTCTCGTATTAACTGTTCCTGCCACGGAAGCAACCAGAACCTTTTACCACACCATTTTCCTTTCGTATGACAAAGGTTCTCAATAAACTTCACTGCCCGGTCTGCTTTCGCCTTATCGTAATGAGAAGTCGGAAGCATAAACTGACTCGGTTTGTAGTTCTTTAGCTTCGGATACCCTTTTGGTCTTGTTTCCTGTGCCACTAAGAACCACCTCCAAGCAATGCTTCCATCTCATCCTCAGAATCCTTATCAGAACTAATCGCCGCCACAATCCTTGTTCTGGCAGACGGTGTCAAACCGAACTCCGCTGCCGCCTGCAGCATCAGCTTCTGATTCGTATTCGCAATACCAACCCAAGGAGTCTGCTGCTGATATCCCTTCTCTGTTTCAAAAGTGGAACCCTCAGCGTCGATATGCTCCTGCGCTTCCTTCCATCTGGCATACGACTGACAGTACGCCGCAAACGCAGCCATATCCACTTCTGTCAACACACCAATCTGGTTCAGCTTCTCGCATAACCGTTCCCACTCCTGCTTCGCTTCCGGAAGCAACCACTCAGGACAAGTCGGCATTCCCTTGTCAGGCTTCGGCTCTTTTTTATTCAATTTTCTCTTTCCCGGATTACCTTCCAGCTCCTTCACCGCTGTAGGTTTTGGCTTTCTACCTGCCATCCGACTTCCCCCTTTCTATAAAAAATATTGAAGATTACCCCCCGTCTTCCATTTCGCGATTTTACACACGTGACCCCCGCATCGTTCCCCTCGCCAGTCACCTGTAGAGATTTTGACTCCCCCTACCCCTAGTAAGAATACTGACGGTCTTTGTTCCACCTGTCACCACGTTCCGCATGCAGTCTGGCATGACAACCAGAGCATAGTGCTATGAGGTTGCTAGCATCATGGCTCCCACCTTCACTCAACGGAACCTTGTGATGTACTTCCTCTGTCTCAACCATAATTCCCTTAGTAAAACACACAGCACAATATGGATGAGCCAATCTATACCGTTCACGTATCTTTGGCCAATCCCCTTTATAACGTTTCTTCGTCTCCGGATTCCTTCCATATCGCTCGTAATTGTGATTCTGTAATTTCTGATGCTCCTCACAAAATCGTCCGTAAGTAAGATTCGGACATCCCGCTACCGAACACCCTCGCTTAGGTTTACTAGGCAAAACATTCACCTCTTCCCACAAAAAAAGCGCTGCAACCGTTTCCAGTCACAACGCCTTATCTATTATCTTCATCATAATAATATCATACATTGACATTCTCATACAATGTCTTTTACTGCCCTGTTTCAGATTGTTCCGCCCACTCTGGCAAAACCAACGCTTCCAATGCTTTACCATGAAGTTTATACACGTACCGTTCATTGTACTTCATATATTGTGCGATATCTTTCCAGTCTCTTCCGCAGAGATATCGCTGTTCCAATAACGTCTTATATTCTTCATTCGAAAGAGCATTGATGACACCGTAAACCTCAGCCTTAAAATCAACTAACTTATCAATATCATCGTTGATTTCTTTCTCCAGCTCTATAATTTTTACAATGGTATTCTCCATACGATGAATATTCCGGTTCGGACTTCCCGGCATATCGGTCATAAGTCTGCTTCCCATGGCTGCCATATTCCGCAACGTCTCAATCTGTTCCATCTTGCTACCAATTCTCTGGTCTGCACTTATCACAAGTGACATATACTGTTTTGCTGTCATACGTCATTCTCCTTCCTTTATCATAAACTCAGTAAAAGTTCCATCCATCAACCGTTCTCAAATGGTACATTTTCATCATCCCGTACCGGCAAAAACTCCAATTGTTCATACTCTTCCTCCCAGCCAAGCCTCCAGTCAAAGTCAAAGCTACTCTCTGAAATCCGCTTTGTTTCCGGTTGGAAAAACATCTTAATTCCCACACGATTCGTCTGTCCGGTCAGTCGGTTCTTGTACACCTTCAATTCTCGTTCTGCCGTATCTACAGGGATATCCTTCCCTTTCGGTCTTGAATATCTAAGTACCACATCTACAAGATTCGTGATATTTGAACTTCCTGCTATATCGTCGTTATCAAACTCCATCCCCGTTCTTTTACGTGGATGTGCCACAAGGAAGATAATCACGTTATATCTCTTCGCCAACTTTGCAAGCGCATTCACGAAAATTGTCTGCTGCCGATACTGGTCAACGCTGGTATCATCCACCATAGCAGTCATCAGATTATCCACTACTAATACCCGACATCCATACTGTTTAATCGCCATCTCCAGTGTCGATAACAGAGTTTCCTCTTCTGACTTATCAGCCAAAATATTATTGTCGTAAATATATACTCTGTCCCGGTACCACTTTTCGATAATCGGTAATGCACAATTATCTACGGAGTAGCTTGCAAATCCTGAAGAAGCAACAAAGCGGTTCACAAACTCACTACCTGCCACCTGTCCGTCGAACCACGCCTTAAAGTACCAGTTCATCAGTTCCCCGGAATAAAAGAACACATTGTACCCTGCTGCCACTGCAAAAGAACCAAACTGCGAGGCAAGTGTAGATTTTCCTTCGCCTCGTTCCCCAGTCAACAAAATCAGCTGACCAAAGTAAAAGCCACCCAGTATTCGGTCCAGTGCCTGAATCCCACTCGAAAACTTCTCCAGTTTCCCAAGCTCCACCTGCTCCACATCAGCAAGAGGCATTATCTTCGGATGCTTCACCGGTACCGCCTGTGCTACTGCATCCACCAACGCTTCCTTACCAAACTTACGAAGAATTTCATTGGCATCCTTACATCCTCGATAATCCTCCGGTCGAATATGCTTTACGGTTCCATTAAACCGGTTATACATTTCATCCAACAGCGTAATCTTCTCTTTCTCATAATCACCGAATACAATCAGCGTATTGAAATTGCAGAGAAAATCCCAACAGTGTGGCAGCCATGTAAATCCGTTAGCACCGGTAGGTACCGATACTGCATTTTCCACACCTGCCTCAGCCAAAGAAAGCGAATCAATCTGTCCCTCCGTCAGAACCAGCGTATCATTCTCCATGTTGCACTGATCCATCCCAAACAGAATCGTCTTACAGTCGGCTTCGCACCACTCTTTGCTCTTATCCTTCGTCTTGTCAAAATCGGTCTTCCGGTACTTGATAAACTGCAGAACATTCTTTTCATCATAAAACGGAAACACCAAGATGTTCTCCCTATCCTTTTGCACCGTAATATGATACCGCCTGGTAATTTCCTCAGAAATCCCTCTCGACTCCATATACGCTACAGCTGCAGGCTTCGGTTCCGGCTTCTCCGATACCTTAAACCTTTTATACTGCTTAACACTGCGGTAGTATTCATCCACAGCGTTGCTTAAGCTAAATCCAAACTGCCTTGAAAGACTAATCATGTTTCCTTTGGCACTGCAGCTGGCGCGGAAGCAGTGATATTGTCCGGTCGTAAGATTGATAGCAAACTTTTCTTTCTCCGTAGATGTCATTCCACAAAACGGGCACTTCTTAAAAATCAGCTCGTTACCTCTTCGTCTCACCGGTATATGCACATAACTGGCAAATGCTTCCGCATCCTCCGGCTTAAATTCGTATAATGCCATCTAACTCACCTCACTCTTCCAAACTTTCAAACCATGCCTCCGCCGCTTCAACTTCCTGCTTGGACTGAGCAGCTACATTGTTTCCTTTATTCTCTTGGTTAGAATTATTCTCCTTATTGTATGTGCCGACCGGTTGCTGATTTGCCGCCGACTGATTGCCGACCGGTTGCCGATTGGTTGCCGACACACTCCCCGAAAAACCTTGATAAAGCCCGTAATTTACAATAAAAATGGTTGTCTGATGTGTCGTTGCTGACACCTGCACCATTCCGTCACTTTCCAGCTGACGTAAAAAACGGCTTACCTTATCCCTTCCCCAACCCCAACGCTCTGCCAGATATGTAATACTACGGTAAACAGTTCCCCGTTTACCGTGTATCACCTCATCCTTGAACACAAACTTTTCCTCTTTGTAATTAGCAAGCATAATCAAGTCAATCCACGCCTGCCCTTTCGAAAAAGGCTTTTCATCCCAAAGCCAATGTTCCTGCAAGGAACGATGAACCCCAACAAAACCTTTCTGAGTATTCATCCAAACTCACCTCGTTCTAACCGTTCTTTTAAGTCGCGGTATAATATTTCCTTTATCAGTTCACCACTGGTCTCTTCCTTACAAAAAATAAGGTTGACATTATACCGCACCATAAATGCAACCACAGATGCCTTAAATGCCTTAGAGTTCATGCGTGTACGATATTTCCCGTTCAGCAAATTCTCCCACGAGGCATTTTCTGTAATCAAATACACCCGTGCTCCCATAGCCGCAGCACGTTCAAATTCATGCACAAACCGCCTGCGTCCCTTGCAAAAACAGGCTGCCAATTCATCCAGACTCATTTTGCGCTCCACCACACACAGCGGTTCCACCGTTTTCTCTACATCATAAAGAAAGCTTCCGTCCGGAAGTACTGCATTACACGTATAATCCCCGTAACTCAACGTAGCCCGACGATACGGGCATTCGAAACGCTCATATCGTTTCCGTGCCCGCTCTGTCGGTTGCTCACGTGTGTCAATCAGGATTTCTATGCTTTTCAGTACTTTCTCCTGCTCTAACACAGTCATGGTTCTTACGCAAAAGGAAGTTCTGCGTCCAAGCCATCCGGTACGTTCATAAATCCGTCCGCATCCGTGGTCACTGCAGCACCGGTCTTACCCTGCCCTGCTGCCAACAACTTATCCTTCGGGAGCGTATATCTGCCGGAACGAATAGCGTCCACCTTACAAACGGCTGCCAAATTTACACTTTCCCCGATAGAACCATCATTCTTTTCATACTGGCGATTATTGAACAATCCGCCAACTAAAAGGCCTTTGAACTTTGCTTCGTCCCAGTCAAAATGATACCCCGGATTGCTTTCCTCCAATGCCTCAGTGAACGTCTTGAACTTGCGCTTTGTCCAACCATCCTGCTCTGTACCGTCATCCTTCGGAACATTCAAAAGATAATTGCAGTGCCACTTCTTATCTTCCGTCTGCTGATTTTCATAATCCCTACGGAAGAAATCGCGGAACTCACCCTCTGCCACATCCATCTGAATCTTTACATACTGACCGATGGAGTTTTCCTCCACGGTCGCACCGAGAATACGCATCACGTATCCACCTTTCGGGAGAGTCTGAATTTCTCCGTAACTCTTTGTCTGTGCAAAATCTCTAAAGCTCTTAATTGCCATAGTCTTACCCTCCTTAAATTAATAATCTTTCATAACTTCGATTACCGACATAATGTCAGCATCTATATAATCCTCCGCAAATGCATCCAGCGGTGAGCGGCTGGAAGAATTATGGGAAGTTGTTTCAAACACATACCGGTCACCCATTTTAACAGTGCGTAATAACCAATTAAATTTGGAATCGATATCATTCTTCTCTGTCTTACGACCATTTGTTTTAATTCGGATACGTTCATAACCATCATCCATTCTCTCTGTTTGGGGATGGAAAAGCAGAATCACAACCAAATCTTCTCGAACAGTAGACGGATACTCAACCAAAATCCAAACATTTTGTGCAATATCAGTCCACTTATCGAATCCCTTTTCTTTGCACCTACGCATTTCCTCTGAAACCATTAAATTGTTTACTGTGTCCACAACAAAATAATTAAAATGCTTGTACTTCTCATTTGTAGCAATTGCTTTCATGCACTGGAAAACAGTCTCAGGTTCCGAGGTTCTTATATAATTCCCCTTTTCCTGACTGTATTCCTCCCGCCACCCCTTCCAGTTCAACCCTTTGCCATCGCAATCAACATAAAACGTCTTCTCCGGCGGCAATCCTTTCAGCGACGTTGTTTTACCGCTTGCAGGTTCGCCCATAATTCCAAGTAAATATGCCATACCGATTCCTCCTATCTGATGCGCAAGCTCTCCGACTGAGTGAGCTCTGCAAAATCTGTGTTGCCGTGTTCCTTCACATATGCGATAATCGCTTTCTTGTCTACCCGTGGCTCCAAATGAACCAAGAACTCTTCCGGGACATCTCCGATGATGTTCACGGAAGCAGGATTCTTCTGGATATTGAAGCTGAACAAATCCGTCTGAAACTTGCGCTTATTCAAAAGAATCATGGACTGTTCCAGATTTCGCTTCATACGCTCTACTTTGTTTTCCAGCATTTTCTTTCTTCCAGTCAGACGGGCAATCTCAGCTTCCAACGTATCTTCCTGACCCTCAAGCATGCGGATAATCTTTGCATACGCATCCGCTTTTTCTTCAATTTCGAAATCCAATGTTTCCAACGTATCAGAAAATACCTGCGGATCAACTTCACTGTCTTCCGCCATTTTCTTTAATAACAATGCCTGTCCTGTTAATTCATATAAAGAAGCACCCATGTTACACCTCCAAACCCAGCGAATACTTAATCGCCGCATCAATTCTTGCCATATCTTCCGGTCTCAGCTGCTCCAC